GTGCAGTAATTATTGAGGTCATCTTGACCCCCAGGTACCTTGCCCCGGTACTCTGGAAAATTACTCTTCGTATATCGACACCTATACCAGTTATTAGAACTCTCTGGCAAAGGTGTACTACGGTGGAATTGCCATCGTTTCATCAATTGACGAAAAGAGACAATAGGATCCCCATAGAAAACTTTTTCGTGTCCGTCACGAGCATCAGAAGACGCACCCATTATGCGCTCTGTTGTTGTACCCATTGGAATATCCATATCACATTCAACGGCATCAGCCGGCAAATCATTGTGATCATCCATTTGGGGTGAAAATGTGACTTGTTCAATAATATTATCACTGGGGTTAGCTACTTCAACGTCTTCTCCTCCAGACACAAATACCAACACCTGGACAGGGGGAGTGACTCCATCTATTGCTGTGAGTGTATTAAGTACAGATACTCTAAGCATACCATTGGCTCTCCTACCTGGGAAGAGCAAGATATCGTCACGCTGAGTCCACGGCAATGAAACTGCGCGCGGATTTGGCACCTCACAATACGCCTCTGGCTGACCCCATCCCACTTCAATGGTGAAATCTCTGGTCTTAGCCAAATCTACAATGTGAGTATAATTGGTGTTGAATTCATTGGAATCAAATCTAACAGGATCATATCTTATAGCCAATCTACCTTTGTGAAAAGCAGAAGCAACAATGATAAAACGAAACTTCGTTGTTCCTCGCCACTCTGCGAATGGAAACATAGCATAGGCAGATGCGTAGGATGGTACTTAGTTTGACTCTCAGGCTCTGTCTCCTTGTCCCACAAACACGGTGTGACCCATGTAGTGAAAAGAGTCTGGTCTGGAGCATCAATCTGGGAATAAGAAAAGGAAGTGAGAAACGATTCTCTCTGAATAAAAGAACTCAAAGATAATTCGTCTACATCACTCAATCCCATCACCCTAGGATCGATAGTTGTTTCCTGTTTGACGTCTAAAGTTAGTTTCTGTGCCACATCTGGGATATTTGTAGGTGCAAATATACCAGCTGGGTAATGAATCATGCGATTGGGAGCATCTATCTGTGCTGGGCGTGAATAACCAAAAATGCGAGCAATAGCAGCCACGGCTGAAGCTGCTAGCTGGGTAGCTAAAGCATACGGACCTATGACAGGTGCATTTGCTAAGCGGCCAGCTGAAGCAGCCAAAACATTTGCAGGTTTAGACACTGGACCATCATATTCATCCATAGCCATTTGCGGGTCAAGACCCGACATATTGACTGATGTTGGAACAGATAAAGATACGTCTGTTGCCCAAGCGAAAACTGTTATAGTTATGGGTTGATCAGAATTTTGCATATGCTGCAGAGCCGTAAAACCCTGAACATTAATTCTACCCATTGCTCGCCAATCGACGTCCGGGATACTGAAAGCATTGTATGGCCAAAAGAAGGGCAATTCTAGTGTACCCCCCTTGTTAGTAGTGGGGTCAAGAAAAATCTTGGGCCTTTGTGACATACCGATCAAAGAAATCTGTGATCCGGTGTCATCCACATCATCCCTGTTGGGTAGTGGTGTGTAAAAAGCTCCAGCTCTCCCATAATAGAAGCTATTACCGTTAATCAAAAACTTCACATGCAACTTACATCGCAATAAATTGAAATTCGTAATACGGTTAGCGACCCGATCATTCTCAAGGAACAAAGTCCACGGATCAAATTCCGTGTCCAATATATCCCCTGGTGCCCAGGAAATGGAGGTTATCTTAATTGGACGAGACAAAAACTCGCCCAAAGAGATATCGGACTGGTCCGCCTGACCAAAAGTACTGTCAGGTTGGGACGCTACTGTTGTGGTCCACTCTAACTCACCGTCAGCGAAGTGGACATTCTCTGACGCAGCCCCTCGGGACTCGTTATGTGTGATATTAAACTTGGGAAGCCACTATAAGATCCCACGTTACGGCTCAGTTGGCGCGGGAAATTTGGTAAGGTGCTCGACAAAGGCGATCCTAAATAGGAACTGGATCTTACAGTACAAGCCTATCACTGTGAATTTTACCAGTTATCACAGAGATGGTAACCAATGTACTGCACCTCCTCTTCTTTCTCATTCTCATGTGGGCATGGAGGTACACCCAGAGGG